AGATTGTAAGTCTTGTTATCAGTCTTTTCGGAGAAAGAATAGTCAGCAATAGCAGCGGCAACTTCATCAATCCATGTGAAGCACCGAATCTGATAACCATCACCTAGGATAGGTAGCGGCTTCTTCTTTTCAATCACAATGTTTTTGATGTAATCAGCAAAGACATGTGAGATACCAACTTCTTCGGATTCACTCTTTTCATATGGTGTAATGATGTTGAATGGGCGCCAGATGGTATACTTTAGACCATGCTGTCTATGATAAGCATGGGATACTCTTTCACCAACAAACTTTGAGAGTCCGTAATCTGTATAAGGCGCAGGATAGTTTCCAACAATATCTTCTTTTACAGGATATGCGATATCTTGTGGACAGTTCTCATAGACCATAGAAGATGAAATATAGATAACCTTCAATACACTATATGCGGCGGCGGCACGAAGGACGTTATCATGTAAAGAAATGTCCTTATACATCTCACCACAATACTTATTGAAACCGCCGACTCCGTAGATCGTAGCAGCCGCCTGAATAACATAATCAGGCTTCACCTGTTCAAATAGTTTTAAAACACTAATACCATCAGTCAAGTCACACTTGATGAACTGATAATCATTACCAGCAATACCTAGGCGCTCGCCGTATCGGGCTAGATTGTCCACACCATAAACAACATGACCCTTCTTTAGTAGTAGCGGAATGACCGCCTGCATTAGTGAACCTTCACTGCCTGTAACCAGAACTCGCATTTTATAATCCTTTCTTATATTTTTTCTTTTTACTACCGACGAAAAAGGAAGTCTTTTTGAACTGTTCTAATCCAATTTCACGAAGGGTTTTCATAACAGCAAACTCTATTGCCTTTTTGATTTCATCGCTCATAGCACATCTCCAACTTTATAAATGCCCGTATTACTTAGTTTGCTTTCTGGATACATCTTCCAGATATCAGCAATGATACAATCTTTTCTAAACTGGTCTAATGGCCAATCAACTTCCGTTCCTGTATGAGGTGTCATAACAATAACAGCATCAAACTTGATAGCATCTGGAAACTTTGCTAGACTATCGATGTAAAACTTATCATCCATATATGCTTCTACACCGTGCTTCTTACATACCTTACGCATCTTGAATGATAGACTGTTTCTTGTATCGTCGCAATCTTTCTTGAATGTCGCACCTAGAATAAGAACCTTATCTACCTTTGGATTGATTTCTCTGATCCGATTGAAGATATAATCCGGCATGCCTTCGTTGATAAGGAACGAAGTATTGATAAGATCGCCAAAAGGAATGTCAGAAAGAAGAAACTTACCATCTTTGAAAAGACAAGGACCACCCACATTAGGACCAGGGTGTGGTACAGACATACGAGGATAATCGTGGTTACATGCGTCAATAACTTTGTCAATGTTGATTCCATGTTTCTCTCCGATCATCCAAAACTCGTTAGCGAAAGCAAAGGTAACATAACGATACATGTTCGTCATGAGTTTACCAACTTCTGCTTCTCTTGGCGTTAGATAAAATATTTCATTCTTGATGAATGTGCTAAAAAAGTCCTTAGCAACATCAAATGAATGATGATTGAATGCGCCAATCAACTGTGGCAGTTTAGATGTTTCGACCATAGACTTACCTTGAACAACTCTTTCAGGACAGAATACAAGATGATAATCGCCTCCTTCTGCCCATCCATGCTTATATGAAATGTGTTTGCGAAGAACCTCTGTTGTTCCTGGTGATACAGTAGACCGTAGAACAATCAACTGACCTGTCTTCATGCGAGGAATAAGAGTAGCATCAACAAAGTTGAATAAGTCATCTAGTCTGGCGTTACCTTCGCCATCAACTGGCGTGCCAATCATAATAGCAACCACGTCAGCATCTTTGATGAAATCAAAATCTGTTGTAAATAGTAGGCGCTCTTTTCGTAGATTCTCATTTAGAATATCTGCGGCGCCTTCCTCTATGTAAGGAACAATGCCTCTGTTTAGTAAGTCTACAGCGTCCTGATTGATATCAATACCATAAACTGTGTGACCAGCATTAGCGATAACACAAGAGAATGGAAAGCCAACATGACCACCTGCACCAATAACTGCTACCTTCATCGTAAAGTCTCCAACAAAACGTCTTCTATATCATTACAGGTATCCTGAACGGTATGATTTGCCATCACATAATCGTAGGCATCTTCAATCTTCTTATCATCACGTTCGAAGTTGCGAAGATTATTCATTAGCTCATGTTCGGTGCTATGCAGGGTTCCCCAACGAGCCATATCATGGGCGCCCGAAATATCTCTAGCGAACCAAGGTGTCTTATTCATCATCGCTTCTAATAAAACCAGTCCAAATCCATCATCATAAGAGTTCATAATATATGCATCGGCATTTGCCATCGCCTGATATACTTCGTCTTTTGTTAATCCGAAAAAGACTTTGACTTTATCCGTCTGTTTAGGCATTAGTTCTTGATTACAATAACCGTATAGATGTAATTCTGCATTGTGTATATCAGAAGATTCAAAAGCGGCAGCCAATGGTTTCATACCTTTGTGAGTAGAAAACCCTCCTGCGGAAACAAAAATCTTCTTATCGCTTGAAAGAGATTTAGTCTTAATGATTCCTTCATGTCTTATGCCGTATCTTATTCGTCGTGCTTTCTTAATCACATTATGTTTTTTAATGTGATTGATTTCATCCGTCATTCCGTATCCTATAAAACGATGCGAATGAAGTCCTAGCATACATATATCCGTTTCGCTAGGCTTTATGATAAGATAAAGAACAGGAGATGAAATTCTACGACCGTTTAGATGAACAATGTTTTGATAATAAACATCTCCTCCATGAACGACTATTAAATCCCAGGGATCAGCAAGTCTTTGATAATCGCTTGTAACTTTGACATTATTATAATCACCTTTATGCGTTTCTGCTAATACAGTAACATCGTGACCACGAGCAAGAAGACCTTCGGCCATATTCTGGACATTAATCTCACTGCCTCCTGGATAAGGAGCATATCTATGAACCACAAATAATATATTAGACATTACTCACCTTTTTCATTAGCACACATATCTTCAATTAGAGATTCAAAATCATATTCTGGTCTCCAACTCAGGTTATTACGAATCTTAGACGAGTCTCCTAAGAGGATCTGAACTTCGGCGGGACGATAAAAATAAGGATCAACGTTGATAACAGGAACATTCTTTTTACGATCAATTCCTATTTCATATATTCCTTTATTCTGCCACACAATATCCATATCATAATGTTTACCTGTAATCTCAATAAACTCTCTAACTGTATGTAGTTCTCCTGTAGAGACAACATAATCATCAGGATTATCATGCTGTAACATCATATACATGGCTTTCACATAATCTTTAGCGTGTCCCCAATCTCTCTGTGAATCCAAATTACCCATAGATACAATAGACTGTTTTCCAAGTGCTACTCTTTTTAAGCCATGTGTAATCTTACGAGTAACAAAATTAATACCTCTACGAGGACTCTCATGGTTGAAAAGTATTCCACTACAGTTAAACATGTCATATGATTCACGATAATTAACTGTCATCCAGTGCGCCGCTAGTTTAGCACAACCATATGGCGAACGAGGATAAAAAGGAGTCGTTTCTTTCTGAGGTGTCTCCTGAACCAAACCAAAAAGTTCGGATGTAGATGCTTGATAAAATTTAGGATTTCCACCTTTTATCTTTATCTTACGTAACGCTTCAAGAATACCAGTTGTTCCTACTGCAATACATTCCATAGTATATTCAGGAATGTCAAATGAAACTCTAACATCCGACTGTGCTGCTATATTATATGTTTCATCTGGATTTATATCCAGAATATTATCAATAACAGAAGAAGGTGATGTCAGATCGTTATATACGAGTGTTAGATTTCGATTGTCTCTGATACTTTCAATATTCTTTAAGTTAGGCACAGATGATCTACGGACAAAACCGTAGACCTCATATCCTTTCTCTAGTAGTAGCTCTGCAAGATATGATCCATCTTGACCAGTAATTCCTGTTATAATAGCTTTCTTCATATCAATCTCCACATACGAACGCTTCCCACCAGGCGCTAAGATTATTCATACTGGTATAACAGTTAGGAACATCATTCTTAAAGGCGGGCTGACTAATAATATCTAGATACTCTTTTTTGCCGGCGGTCGAGTCTAGATGTCTGATATAGTCTACTAGTTTGTTGAAATCACCATGATCCGATGCATTGATAAAGGCACGTGTATTGAAATCTCTTTCAACTGTTGGTGATCCCCAATAGATTGGCATAGTCTTTACCTGTAGAGCATTCAATATCTTTTCGGTTACATAGCCAGGATATGAACTATTCTCGAAACAAATGTTGAACCGATATCTATCCAAAAACATCAACTTGTGAACTAGTTTATCTCTTGGTAAAACATAGCCAACGTTATTATAATGAGGACCTGCGGAGTTGACCTGCTTATAATCATTGATGAAATGAAATGCTTTGTTTCTCATTTCTTGATTAGGATTAGATACAACGAAAGAACAAAATCCTCTGGTATCATATTCTATTTCATAATCATGATTCAGATGAACCAACTGATAATAGTCTTTGGTCCATCCTTCGGTGACCGCACCCCACATATCAATCGCATAAAGAGGTAGACGATAATGGCGAGAACTATTCTCATGGTCAAAGGTCATAGCAAACTGACACTCACCCCATGGTGGTCTAACATTCTCGCCAGTATAAAAGACCTTAGTGACTTCTGGTCCGAATCTACGGTGATTATGTCCATAGACTCCTTCACCATAGATTAGATACTCTGGATTTTCATCGTCACGAACAATCTGAAATCTACGACCCAGTGCCTCGGTAAAGAAGTTTATAGCCGTAGAGAATGTATCAGAAAATCCTAGTCGTAAAATCTTCATTACTTGTACCAGAAGAAAGTGGAGTTGGTAGATAGATTGATAGGTGAAGTAATCTTGTGCTTGTCTCTGAAATCATTCACAGCACGATAAACAGCATCGATAGAACTATAATCGTGTCCACAAAAGAAACCACCTGGCTTTAGAAATGGATAGTATGCCTCACAGTCAGCTAGTGTCGCTTCGTATGAATGATCGCCATCAACAAAGATAAAGTCAACTAGTGTATCAGTGAAGTTACTTGCTGCCTCTGTGGATGTTTCTCTAATCATCCTAACCCGATCACCATATGGCTCTAGGTTCTTCTTGGCAGCATCCATAAATCTATCAACATCATTCTGTGTAATCTCACCATTCCAATCCTGATACGCCTTGTAAGGATCAATAGTAAAGATACGCTGAATGTTTGGACACTTCTCTAGCAGATAAGCGGTAGACTCGGCACGACAGGTACCAATCTCAATACCGGTAACATTCTCGCCAAGTCGTTTGATATAGGGAGCAAGTCCTTTTGTAGAAACCCAATCATAGGGCCACTTGCTACCCAGTTCCTCAATAGTCATAAAGTCTTCGTCAGTTAGCGCCATAGTTTTCCTCAATCATCTTTTTCCATTCGGGAACACGATCCCATTGGTGTAGAACTGTAATCGGTTTATCCGTCCAACATACTTTATTATCTATGACAGTATATTCTAAGTCATTTATAAAGTCAATCTTCATATTAGGATTTCTAATATATTCTTCTCCGATACCACCAGAACCAGCCTTGATGGCATTCATAGATGTTCCTGCGTGAAGCACCCATGCACAAGCGGGACTGGAAAAGTATGTAGAAAAACTATATACTTCCAAATTTAGAATGATGTTTAGTGCCGCCTGATCAGGACCACCACCACCTTCGACATGAGGATTTAGACCACGACAGATAAGCCAAATGTTCTGACACAAATCACTTATAGCATTCAACTCACCAGCAATAACACCAGCACAGTAAATAGGAAGATCCTTATGCTTTTCGTAGAAGTATTCACCAAAGGCTGTCTTGATATTGTTCTTTCCCCATGGTTCATTTTCATATGTTAGATTTTCAGAACCAACGAGAATGTTTGCGTCATGGATAAAGTATTCATCTAACCATGTTGTTGGATTAGTCTGAAACACAACATCTCTAACATCGGTGATGATAACTCTATTCACGTCATCTGGAGTTTGAAGCATAGAAAGAAAATGATGGATATACATGAACCTATCCACCATGATGTTGCTTTTGTTCTCAAACACAAAACCTTTAGTTTCATCATACTCGCTACAACCGATCAACATAAACTGTTTCTCGGTAAGTTTCTTTGCTGTAGCAGCATCCATATTATAAACGATTAGTGCCTTGTATCCGTCGAAACCAGATTGCTCAATGGAGTTTGACCAATACTTTATCTTGTCCCAGTCGTAGTTATCTACTACGCCAACTATCAAATCTTTTGCCACGGATATCTTCCTCCATAATATTGCTCTTGTGTTTTGTTACCTTCGATGAAAAACTGTTCTGTCACCGAGTTAGGATTGCCATCTAAACGATAGCAAAGACTATGCTTGCCATTCGTATCATACTTAGCATGGTCTTTTACCGCATAGAGGAAGTGTCTATCACCACCCCATCCTGTATGCCAGAAGTGACATGTTTTCTGGATAAACTCTCGCTTGAAACAGAACGAAGATGTATCTATTAGAAACTGCGGACCATGTGGTGAACTCCGAGACATAAAGATTGGCCACTTGCCTAGACTTTCACAGTTGTCATTACAACGGAAGCGGCGATCAGGAGAATAGATTTGACGGAGTGAATAAGCGAAGTCAAGGTCCTTTTCTTCAATAGTCTTGACTAGCGTTTCAACATGGTCTCGTTCATACCAGTTGTCTTCGTCTAGAAATAGAATGTAATCTGAATTGATTAGATGTGGATAGGCAGCATAGATGCGATGACCGTAGAAGTTGCCACCTGTCTTGCCTGTGTTCTCTGGCGAGACAACCATTTTTGTGTTATCATCAAGAGTGGGAATATGTTTAGATGCTTCTTTCCAATATCCAGGACCATCAATTACAATTAGATGCTGACAATTATATGTCTGATTTCTTACAGACTCAATAGCATCTTTTAGTTTTGGAGAACCAATAGTAGGCGTGATTACAGTTACAGGCTTTTCGATCACTAGCTTCATAATATAACCTCATAAAGAGAAGACAGGGACTTGCGTAAGCAGAGGCCCCTGCCGTGTTATTCTTATTTAGTCTTTGGTGTTAGAGCATCTGTCCAACTTTTTACGCCTTCGGTCAGAAATTGCTTCGTTGCTTCCTGAACACCAAACGGATCAAGAATGTCAATCTTCTTGGCCTTATTCTCTTCTGGAACAAAACGCTCCAAGAAAATCTTTAGCATACCATTGGCAAGTTCCGCATTCTTGACTTCGACCTTATCAGCAATGGTGAACTTCCGAGTGAAAGCACGATTAGCAATTCCTTTGTGAAGGTAGTCGCCTTCCTCTGCCTCAGTGCTTCCTGTAATAGACAGGACATCATTCTTTAGTTCGATATCAAGGTTATGCTTACCAAAACCAGCAACAGCCATTTCGATCACATAATGTTCCTCATCAATCTTCTTTACATTGTATGGAGGATAAGATGGAATCTTTGGAACATATTCATTTGCCTCGGCGATTTGCTGGAGCACCCGATCAAAGCCGATAGCGCCCTTTGAAATGTCGTTAGCAAATGTGAAAGGATCAAACCAGAAACGGTCTGTGGAACGATTATTATTACCCATGTGTTTCTCCTATAGTTAGCGAGAAGTAAGGAACGATACCTCTTGGTATCATTCTAGTATTATATAGTAAACTTTATGCGGTTGTCAAGATGTATAATACTCGGAAAAGGTAAATGTTCTTCCTGTATTGGCGCTTGTGACAGTTGATCCTGGTCCAATACCTGTTTGCGAAGTCATGTTATTCATAACCAAAACACCTTGACCACCACCTTGATTTGCTACTCTGGATACTTGACCCATGACTTGCGAACCAATCTGCATAATCTCACCGACACCTGGTATACCAGACATACCAAAAGAACCTAGTCCACCACCGAAGGAACCTAATCCACCATATGCAGTAACTTTATTAGAACCTCCAGCAGGCGTAGGCAATCCCTCAACATGTGTTAGTAAAGGATTGACCATATCAGGAGCGCCTTGATCCATCAAAGAAACAATCATCGGTATACCTTGTACCAAAATTTTTTGTGGTGATAAAGATATCAATGCTCCAAGATTCATATGACTGTTTAGTGTTCCCTGAACAGCTACTAGCAAGTTATCAGCGAGAACTTTTGTATTTAATCCTGTGTCAACCGTTACGGCTCCACACAATCTAGGATCTGTTACTCTATGAACTTTTGGCATTAGTTTTAGGTCGTCCTCTTCCCCTCTTTGGGGCTTCGTTTATTTTTCTCATTTCTACAACTTGTAACTGTGGAATATTTATCACAACTGTATCACCTTCGTCTTGAATACCTGTTGATCCCATACCACCGACACGACTTGTCTTTACCCCAGGTCGTGCTGCGGTTTCTACAATAGAATAAGTTTCGTCTTTGATTAGTTCGGCCTGTGCGATACGATCACCTGTATGAATGTTGATGGCATTGTCGGAGATATTCCAAATAAGAACCATCAATTCTTCTACATAGTCTGAATCAATAACGCCTTCGGCATTAGCCAGAACAAGACCTTGCTTTAGTGATAGACCTGACCGGGCGTGAACACGGACAGAATAACCTTCGGGAATGTCCAGAATGAGACCTGTGGGAACCATAATCCTATCACCAGGCTGAATGCTAATCATACCACTCATAGGGCGAGTAAAGGCTTTATTGCTTCGTGAAAAGCCTTTATACTCTACCTTACCGGCACTCTGAAACTGTAAATCAAAGCAGGCAGAACCTTCGGTCTGCTTCTTTGGAATCTGATTATAAGGATGCGTTTTCCAAATTTTCAACTGTGTCATAATAAACTCACTTTCTTATTCTGTTTCGTGTCTCTTTTTACCTAGAGAATACTTGGCAACCAGATTCCACTCTGGCTTCTCCATGTATGAAATGATTTTGATTCTATTGAGAGGTGTTAGAGGTTCTTTACTCTTGTCTGGGTCGACCAGAGTTACTAGTTCCCACTCTGCTAGTAGATTGGCAATCGTATTACGACGACCACGATCCTCTTCCGAGAAGTCTGTTGGTTTGCCATCTAGCATAAACATTTCTTTGAAATGTACCAAGTAGTAACGACCCTGCTTATGTAGAATATGACAAGACTGGTATAGAGTCTTATCTTTCTTTGATGCCACGCCAATTCTGGTTAGCGTCTCCTTCACCTTCAAAAAGGCTTGTGGGTCAGGAAGCCTTACTTCCACGAAGTCTTCTAGATTTGCTGTCATTTAAGCCACCTTTATTGAGTTTCTTCTTTATAGTTTCAATCTGGGTAGCGTCTAGCAGAACCAAAGCCTCTTTTGCCTTTTCGTTGGAGTAGTTATAATACTCCTTCACAGCTTCCAGGTTTTCAATGGTTTCACGCTTCTCCCATTTACGAAAAGGGCGCTTATACCCTCTAATGCTATTTAGCAAAAACTGATATTGCATGTTAGCAGGAAGACTTGGATACTGGTTCATTTCGTTGGCTTGTAAAACGCAATCGTAGTGAAACGAGATTGCCCGGTTCACTACGAAAGCAGAATAGTCCTTGTCATTCTCAAGGACATGATTTTTGGTATAGAGAATAGATGGTATAATGTCCTTGAATAGATCGCTCATTTTACCTCACACTCAATCATGATTTCAGTTAGACAAGCAACCAGATTTAGTTCTTGGTCAGCAACAAACGCTGCCTGATACTGATACTTTGCCAGTGTAACAACAGCGGCAGGTATTGTTTCTGGCTTTAGATACTCATACAGGTTATCATACACGGAACGATAAATGCGTGATGGATCAATGTCAGAGTTTAGCACAACCCACTTACGCATAGCGGTAAAGTCTTTACCCTTTAGTGCTTTGATTAGATCGTCAAGGCTGCGAACGCTGTCAAGTTGAGCAGCAAGACCAGCATCAATGCTTCCAGAAACAGAATACCGTTGTAGTTCATTGAGAGTCCTACGATAGTCTGGAAAATACTTTTCAACAACCTTGACAAGGACTTGCTTATCATATTCAACACCTTCATCATTTAGGATTTGCTGTAGCCGCTTGAACATCTTCGAGGCCATGGAAGGTCTCTCGGTATTCTTCAAGGTAAAGTCAACGACGGAACATCTAGAATGAATAGCGTCTTTGATCTTTGCCTTGAAGTTACATGTGAAAATGAAAGAACAGTTGGACGAAAACTTTTCAATAACGCCTCTAAGAGCATCTTGCGTATCTGGTGTAAGACCGTCGGCTTCGTCTAGAATGATAACCTTACGACCACCAGTTAGCGATACGGTTGACGCATAACCCACAACCTTAGTTCTTAGAACATCGATACCTCTTTCTTCTGAGGAGTTGATGAAAAGATAGTTACAACCGATTTCATCACACATTGCCATAGCGGCTGTAGTTTTACCACAGCCAGCAGGACCTGATAGGAGAAGATTTGGAATCTCTCCGTCTTTTACATACTGTAGAAACGTTTTCTTGATGCGGTCAGGAAGAACGCAATCCTCAACTTTGTGAGGACGATACTTCTCAACCCATAGAAATTCTTCACTCATTCATTGTCCTCATATCGCATAGCATTCATATACATTATAATAGAGATTAGAAGGAAAGGCAACCAATGATTGATATCGTTGTGATCAACAATCCAAAAATACATTGCCAAGATAAAGTCTATTGCTCCCATAATCTCAAAGATTAGTGCCATCATGGTCCTGTCTTCCTCAAAACTTCATCATAGAAGGATTCAAACTGATTGTTCTCTTCCACTTCATCATTGAAGTTGGCCTTGAAATATACCTTGGCGAGACGACGGATCATCTTCTTATCAACACCGAGTTTATCAAATGTCTCGTTGATAATCTCCTTCTGGAGATCACGCTCGGCACCAACACGGGTCATGGAGTCATTCATCTCCATGATTGCCTTGCGAAGCACCTTCTTGTCTTCTGGAGAAAGAGCCTCAACAGAAGTAGTCGCACTATTATGACCGATCATACCCATTAGTCCACCTCAATGATTGCCGAAGGATTTACACAATTGTTGGCGACAGGAACACCGCCAGCATCAAGACATTTCTTATTCCACTTTGTATCCATGATGATTAGATAGACCATCAAAATCGTCACTAGAGCCATAGGAACAAAAAAGAAACACTTCATTACTTTGTCTCCACGATTGCCGAAGGATTGATACAAGTGGTTCCTACTAGAACGCCACCAGCATCTTTACATTCCTCTTCCACAACGCCAGCTCCATAAAACAAAACGAATATGAATGTGACAACGACACCTGCCAAGAAGTATAGAAATGATTTCATTACTTTGTCTCCAGTGCGATGAAATACTTTAGATTACCATTAGCATTCACAAACTTAGCAAAAGCACCTGCCTGAATCTCAACATTGTAATCATCAGGAAGCAACTTTAGATTTTCGGTCTTGAATGTGGCTGTGAAGTCTGAACCAGCATAGTCGCCAATCTTCATAACACCATCGTTAGATGTGTCGTTTGCCTTCTCATGAATCTTGAGAAGCAAAGTGCCTTCCTTGCCGACAACAGAAAGATTAGGTAGATTGATCATGGTTGCTACCTTTAGAAGTTTCTGTGAAGTAGCACTTGGTAGAGAGAACTTTGTGGTGATATCCTTGAGAACAAGTTCCTTATCTGGAGGAGTGATAACAAGATTGGTAGAACAACCACGATAGAAAACTGATAGTTCACCATCATTTAGAACAACCAGATTATCACCAAATGAGATATCAGGATTCTTTAGAGTGGTAACGATACCTAGAAACTGATTTAGATCATAGATGCCAAACTCCTGCGGAATGTTATCTTCTAGAATCGCTTCCACAAGAATAGACTTTTCAGGTGAGATTGTTTTCTGAACTGTTCCTGCCTTTAGAACGACTCCGCTATTGATGGATGCGAAGTTCTTTAGAACGGAAAGGGTATTTTCACTTAGCTTCATTATATGCTCCTGTTAGAGTGTATGCATCATTTTATATTCTTTTTCGAGACCTGTCAAGAGGTCTGAAACGCACATTTTCAGTTCATCAATGTTCTTATCATTATGAATAGTCCTGTCCGGTTCATATGAGTTCCATGCTGTCTCTGAAATATGCATCGTGGAAAGTTGTTCAGGCGTAGGATCTTCTCCACGTTTGACACGAACAAGGACACCACCGGCACTCCGAACGAAATCAATTTCATTAGGAAAACGAACGTCGGATATAACCACGTCTTGATATCCAGCAATGCGTTTCTCTAATGCGGCAATCCAAATGTTATCCGCAATACCATGACGACATGCTTCGGTACCCATCTTCTGGAGAATGAGACGAGGAGTCACCTCATATCCAAACTTATGTGACCACCAAGGGTCAACCCTTTCACGAAATGCTCTTGATGCGTTTGAGTCTCCTTCTAGTAGACCACGAGGCCATAGAAAGATAGATGCAACTGCATCCTTCAATGCGTCAGCAAAAGCAAACTGGTGATATCCATGGTGTCTCACAAGAATATCACCAACCGTGCCCTTGCCGGATCCAATGTACCCAACAAGACCTATGATCATCGTAGATTACCACTCAATGCTGCGACCGCTGGTAGATCACCTTGGAAGCCATATGTACCGACGTGGGTTGTCTTCATCCATGGACATAGCCAAACATGAAAGCCAATCTCACGGGCATACTGACAGAACATATAATCTTCCGAAAGATAACGATGTGACTTTGGATCAATAACAGTATCAAAGAAAGCATGAATGTATCTTGAACCATCAAAGTTAGCCTGACCAACGTGATCTGGCTTATAATGAAGGTGTGGATATTCTTCCTGAAACTTATCAAAAACTTCACGCTTGACCATCATGAAGCCTGTTCCAATCTCCATAACCTCAACAGGTTCCGTTACTCTAAAAGATGTTGTACCAGGAACCGGATTGAAAACGAAATCGCCAGTAATCTGATCTAGATCACCTGGATTGAACTTCTCGTTATCAACATTACGCTTTACAGCATTCACAATGTTTGACCAGTTGATTGACTTCTTTGGATATGGACCACCGATAATGTCACGGTCTAATGCCAATAGAGCAAGAATGTCCTGTGGATTATACTGAATATCGGAGTCGATGAATAGTAGGTGAGTGCAGCCTGATCTTAGAAACTCGTCAACCAGATAGTTTCTAGCACGGGTGATTAGCGACTCATTAAAGATAAAAGAAAAGCGGCACTCGATGCCATACTGAATACATGTGGCTTGAAGGTCTAAACAAGCCTTAGCATAAAGTCCAAAACACTGACCGCCGTAACATGGGGTGGCAACGAATATTCTTTTCTTTCTTAGGTCTTCACTTGAAATTTTGATTTCCATATTGTTCTCCATACACGAATAGCGCAGGAGCAACTAAGCCCCTACGCTATTATATAGTTTAGTTTTTCGTATTAGCCAGCAAAGCGATAGAAAGCAGTGCGGCGACCGTCTACGTCACGATAGTTTGTATAGATTGTGTAATACTCACGAAGATCATAAACACGCTTGGAAACATTCTCACGAGGAACACGGGCTAGTGAAGCAACCTTATCGGCAGTAACACCAGCACCAGTGTTATACTTGCGAAGAACGTTCTCAATCTTCTCAATCTGAGACTTACGATTAGTAGCCATTATATATTTCTCCATTCAAAGTTTTTGATGCTGGTGGTCGTGAAAGGAAAGGACCCGTGTATAACCACCAGCATCATTTTATTATACACGGGCATTCATTATAGAGTCACAGCCATGCGACTCCGTTTTTGTCTATCTGTAAACCGTATTCATCTATTCAGAAAGCAACTTCCTCACCAGTGATGGTTGCTTCCGGTTGCGGAACAGGTTGCGGATCAACGGTTTCATCGACTTTCTTATAGAGTTCCATAAACGCATTCTTAGTATCCACATCAAAGCGGTTGAGACAAAGTTCTATAGCCTTCATACGGTTCTGATTAAAGATGGCAAATGCCTCGCAGATATGAACCAGACGGCGAGTGGAGATGATTTCAGACAAGGCACCTTCATAGAAGGACTTGCGAATAACATCTGCCCAAGTCACCAACTTCTCAACAAATTCGGCACTCTCGATACCAGAAGCACCAAGAACATTGTTGAGGATTTTGGTTTCAATCTTAGTCGAAGGATATTCCTGTTCCATCGTGATAGAGAAACGCTCAAGGAACGCTTCGTTCATAACGTTGGTGCCGATAAAGCGACCATCGTCGGAACCCTTACCCTTGGTATTCGCCGTAGCAATAACGTTGAAACCATTTTCAGGATGGACAAGACGGTTAATCTTTTTGAGATAAACAGACTTGCCTTCGAGAACAGGCTGGAGACACATTAGCTTATTGGAGCCAAGGTCAACTTCGTCCAGAAGAAGAATAGCACCACGCTGCATGGCAACAATAACAGGACCATCCTGCCAGACAGTAGCACCATCGACAAGGCGGAAACCACCAATAAGATCATCTTCGTCGGTTTCAATAGTAATATTGACACGGACGCACTCACGCTTTTCAACGGCACAAACCTGTTCGACCATCATCGTCTTACCGTTACCAGAAAGACCAGTAACGTAAGCAGGATAAAACTTCTTAGACTTGATGATAGAACGAACATCGCTAAAGTTACCGAACGGCACATAGCCATTCGCCTTTTCAGGCACTAGCGAAACCTCGGCAGAAGCAGAAGTGGAAGCCGCAGCCATAGCAATCGTAGAGGAAGGAGCCATAGCAACAACGGACTCAACAACAGGAATATCAGACTGGATCTTAGCAGTCTTACGAGGAGCAACCGTCTTTTCAGCAACGGGAGCAAGATTTACACCGTGATCGGTCAAAGCATAAACACCACGACCAACACGGAGAGAGGGATCTTTCACAAGCCAAGCAGGATAAATACCATACTTTTCGTGAATGGTCAAAATTTGCTGACGGGTGATTTCACGAATGGCACCAAACTCAAAGCGGACCTTGTCCAGAAACACAGAACGGTTATCGGTAGATTTAGCCATATCGAAACTTTCCTTTCACGATTTTCGATTATGATGTATTATACCACAAGGAAGGGATCTTGTCAACCCCTTCCTAAGTCTTTGATTTTACGCAATCTTCTTGGACTGTTGCGTAACGTTATTGATGAACTGACGCAGAAGGACACGATTGATGGACTTTTTAGCGGCAAACTTGGAGAATGCCTTGGCCATGGATTTCGTGGACTTTGTATTGTCGATTTCCAATTCGTTCTCCGTTTCACGAAGAACATTGGAATTGATCACATAATATTCATCATAACCTTCATTCTTGACTGGATAGAACTTGTTTTCTTTCCAGAACTTGACAACCTTTTCGACGTAGTGATAGTTGGTACCATCATTCATACCAAAGCGAGACAAGAACCGTTTGATGTTGGAATCAGACAGAAAGAAACCAATCAGATTACAATCAGTCTGATCCTTTAGCATCTTTAGAAACTTGTTAGTGGTGTTTGCACCATCACCCCAACCGTAAAGGCTGATATCGTAAGTCTTACCAGAAGACTTATCAACATACTTATACATAACCTTACGACCAGGTTGAACACCGGTACAATTTTTGATACCACCAAGACCGTTTGACTCACCATCGGTAAGGAAAATAGTGTTGACGATTTCCAACTTATGTTTGGCACGGAAGTCGTTGATAATCTTAGGAGCAAGAATAACTGCCTCATTGAGAGGCGTGCCACCGAGACCATCAGTATAAAGACGACTATGACCACCAACCATAGAAAGAAACGTCATAGCCTCGTTTAGTTCCGCAAGAGTCATCTTGGAAGATAGAAACTGGCGAAGCACCACGTTACCAAGACCAATAACATTCTCTTTACCAAGATAAGAGAATGGATTTTCAGCACCAGAATCCTTGAAGGCATACACCTCGAACGGCACTTGGATCTGCTTACAAAACAGAACCAGAGTAAACAACTGCCGAAGAGTATACTTCAGGTTTCTATCCATAGAACCAGACCAATCAAGAAACATGATAAAGCCATGGTTCTTGCCTTCCGGCACTGTAGTCAACCGACGGAAGATATCATCATTGAACTTGTAAGAGTGGAGTTTATTAGTGTCAATAACACCAGTCTTAGCCACAGAAATGCGAGAATACATTTCCGCAGCCTTGCGCTGCTCAAACTCTTTTACAAGAAACGAAATGCTATCTTTTTCTTTTTGACGCCACTGGTTGAAAGCGGCACGACCTTCTTCAAAGGTCTTCTTAGAAAAGTGTCCGTAGTAACCAGCGCCAACCAGACGACGCCAATCACTAAGAACTCGCTTATAATCGTGAATAGCCTTGTCCCAGTTTACATCAGGAAGGGTGACATAGACATAATCGGTATTATCGTCTTTGACTAGTTCCTGAACTTTTTCTTCCCAAACACGGTCAGTATAAGACTCGGGAGCCTTGATTTCATCGGAACTGGCACCAGCACCATCAGAGGTATTACCAGAACCATTATCACCGATATCACCTTCGCCCTTTACAGCGTCGGATTTACCTTCACCTTCGTCACCTTCACCGTCTTCGGCATCTTCTTCGGAATCATCACCATCAAGGTCACCATCCCAATCGTCAGCATCATCGGAAAAATCGTCAATGTCATAGGAGTCTCCTTTGTCTCCATCTTCGCTTTCGCCAAGACCGAGGTCGTTATGAATATCGTTTTCAATCTTATCTTTACAAAAACGATACACCTTCTCGGCAACTTCCACAACCTCTGCGAAAGTTTCAATATTTTCAATCTGCTTTAGAAGCACTCGCTCTTCGGGAGTAAACTCAATATTGAGATTGATGTTACCACCCTTGAAGTAGACATTGACACGGTCGATAAAGTTCATAGAATTGATATCACGACCCTTCGTGCCGAAGAAGTCACGGTCAATAAGTTCTTTATAACCAGCGAGATAGTTACGACGAAGACCAGGATAACGGCGCTTCTGGCGCTTGTCAATACGGACATCTTCGATAACATTAACGAAGCCCTGGACGGTGCGCTTTAGCTGATCGCTAACTTCGGAACCGAATACACGATTAGCAATATCCTCATATGCCTTTTTATACTCTTCGCCTGAAGGCGTATCAATAGCATGAGCCGTTTCGTGACCGATAAGCAAATGCTCAAGATCCTGCGAAATATCATGCCACATAGGCAGCATAAGAACACGGTTCTTGAGGTCGAACATAGCGGTTTTGATACCGCTCTTATGCTGAACAGTAATGTTCTCGGTCGCCAACAGCTTGGCAAGAAGCGAGTTGGAATTTACGGTCATTGCGGTCATAGTGTTCCTTTCACGATTTTCACAAGTATAGCAAAACCGGTCGCATTTGTCAAGTCATAACAAAAACAACGACTTATGAGGTCATTGTCTTGATGAGTTTGTAAACAACGTATGCCAGAAATGGAAATAATGCCAAGTGGATGATATGTTCCCATTGTGATTGTAAACTGTAGAAATCAAAATAATGTGCGGTAGGCGTAAATGTCACGATGTTATCCTCTAAAGTTAGTTTCCAGTCTCATACCGTAGTTATTGATTCCTTTCGGTATCACAACATCTTTCTTGTAAATGAGTTGGTTCTTTTTGAACGGTGAATAATCCACATAATGATGCCAGCGTCCATACTTGAACACCATTCTAGCAACATCTGGGTGTAAGTCAACCAACATTTTTGATTTGTTCCAAGTGCCTTCTGGATTCAGTTGTCCGTCACGCCACTTTTCCTTATCAAGATCGCCTTCGACATGATAAAACTCTTGTGTATTACCACCTTTGACAGTTTGTGTGGCACATTTACCTTGCATGAAGGCATTGAACTGAATGGTGCAATCACCATCTTTCAATACACGAAGGCAAATATCTGTATCTTCGTTATAACGACCACGCCAACGATGCTCACAATCGTTGCGGATCAATAGAGTTGAATAGATACGGGTGTTAGCAACGAAAGGAGGATACTTGCTATTAGGCGCAATAAAGAACCGATATTGAAAGCCAGAGATAGGAACATTCTCATAACGATCAACAAACTCTTCCGCAGCACGAAAGATGGCACCAGACTCCACACGAATACGCTTGTTTCTATGAAGACGATAAAAGTCTGAAATGTTATCGTCTAGAACCCAATGTGCCTTGGCACCAATAGAGATAGAATGATCCCATGCCCAGTTTCTGGCACGACCAGGACCATCACCATGATTAGAGAAAGGAGCCACAAGGAGAGTAACGTAAGGACGAATGCCAAAATGATCTAAGGCATATTCGTAGTTTTCTTCGTCTTGTGGCTCAATCACAATAGAATGTGGCACCTTCATTCTCGCCAGAGACTTGGAGGTGATCATACTTTCATGTCTGCCTTTAGAAACAATATAAACAGGATAAATTGGATTAGTCATTTTACTTCACACAATAAACAATGTTCACCCAGGCAGCCTTAGTGTCGGCTCTAGCAGTCACAGAACTAAAGTGTCCTCGGAGCAAATCTAAAATCTCATTATACTTTTCATGTGTATCAATATCATTCAAATGAGCATGATGAAATTCCATAATGAACTCTCTTACACCATCAAAGGTCTTTAGTGCCTTCAAGCATTCATACTCACCACCTTCAATATCCATCTTGATAATGGTTGGACGGTAATCTTCTATCACTTTGTTGATGTTGATACAAGGTACCTGTGTCACATCTCTACCTCGCTTATGAATTAGAGAATGAGCGCCCTTGTTCTTTTTGACATTGATAGAAAACTCTCTTGTAGGATCATCATTACCAATAACAGCTAGATTATACAACTCATAACGAGATTTGTCAAATTCATTCAGTTCCATGTTGCGACAAGCTAGTTCATAGTTCTCCGCATCGGCTTCATATGAATAAACTTTCTTAGCACCTTTCTTGAGAGCAAAGGCAGTGAACATACCAATATTCAAACCAAAATCTAGAATAACATCGTCACTGGTAATCTTCAATTTGTTGTATTCGCCAGAGAAAACTTCCTTGACAACAAAAGCATCGGACGTGCCTTTTCTAACAAATGCTTTTACATCTTTAAAGGTAACTTCTTCAATAATATCTTCACTACTCATTACTCGTCCTCCACCCATCTCAATAGACTGTTAGCTTCTCTATCTAGCTTAGGATGCCAAATGCTCTTTGTCTTCTCAGATAGGTTCTGACCGATTAGAGTGGCAAACTCCTCATAATCTTCTTTGGTGCGAAAAGATACAATAATTCTTTTGTATGGAGGATTATCTTCCTGAACAAACTCAGGCATGCCTACCCAATGTTTCTTCCATAACTTTTCTTCAATATCTCTAACAGCTTCTTCACCAAGAAAGGCGCTTAGAGTGCCGTCTTCAAACTCTTTTACATCCAAACAGTTTTCATATTGTGTAGTTTCATCAATCTTTGGTTTCTTCGCCATTCTCTACTCCATAAAGCAATTCAAATGCTCCTTCCGGAAATGTCTTACCAGGTTCCTGACCAACCAATGTTACAACTCCTGCCACACTTAGCATCTTATCTATAACATATGTCTCACCAAAAAGCAAGTCACGATTTACATATAGAAAATCCTTTTTCACTCTTACAACATCGCCAGACTTGAACGGCGAAAAGTTCTCTCTCACTTCCATCTTTCCTTAATCTCTTTTACTCTTTCTTCCAGATATCCACGGATGATCGTCATTTCATTTGTTTGTTCGCAATTCACTTTAATGTGATTGCGTAATTCAAAATCAAAGGCAGTCATCAACATCCAATCGTGTGAATATGAATGTGTTTTGTGTGGATCAGTTTTTTCCATACTGTTTACTCCAGAGATAGTTGTTTAGATATACAACGAATGTTGCCACTCGATCCATAAACCAACTATTCCAGAACCAATGATTGTATCTCATAGAATGATTCCTTTTGATACCAGGCCAGTAACATAAATGACACTAATGACTGCCTGAATAACCATTAGTGACTTTTTCTTCCACATATATCCTACAGCAAACCATCCGATGTTACCTACAAACTGAACAGCAAGGTTTAGAGGATACACATTCCAAGCAGTTAAAACGGCGCCAATGATAACCAGTGCCGTTGAAGTCCATTCTAGAAAGAACTCATAGTCAAATTTCATCTAATCTTTTTCCTTCCACAGCGTCAACAAGTTCCAATCCAATAACATACTTATCACTAGCACTCTTGTTTGATGTGGTCCAATGATCTAAAGTTGATTGGAAAATAATAACGTCGCCTTGCTGCATGAATACATTATACTCACCATATTCAGGAATGTCAATGACTAGATCACCTGCGTTGTCTTCCCTCTTGATATAGTAAAGCATATCGATTATTATCTTTTTATCATCATTTAGATATCTGTGATTATGTATGCCAACAAACGTATCAGGAGGATATCTATTAGCCCACATTCCAGCAATACGAACATCCGATTCCATCACAGACACGCTTGTAAGATACTCTCTCATATTTTGTTTGATGAATGAAAGGAAATCTATAAACTCTGTCCATTCATACAATCTTTTACCACTATCATCTTTGTTATGGAACGAACAGCAACCATTCTCGATGAACTGTGGAAGATTGTTAGGTTGTCTTGTTATATATTCAAGTCTATTAGAAACATCTGCAAAGAGTTTATCTGTATTCGGATAAACAGTTCTCAATATTTTTGTTGTTCCTATTTCATGTATCATCGTAAAACTAGCCAATATCGTCTATAATGATTGACTTCACCATAATGCTGTGAGTTGTTCACGTTGTTTTGATTCCAACTGTAATGATGATTATCTCTAACATCGGTTGTTAGCCAATGTCCTATAGAATCTAACTCAAGAATATCAAAACGAAGAAACTTGCATCCTAGATTAGTTAAATGTTCTTCTATACCTTCTTCCGTCAGTGAAGGATTATCACATTCATAAGGTCCATATATCGGATGTTTCAAACTAGGCGAAGGATGAACAGCGGATTCTAATATCATTGTATTAGAATGTTTTAAAGCGCATTCTAAGTCTTGCTGCCAATTTTCTACATGATACAGAACACCGATATGTAGAATCAAATCAAATGTTGCTAGTAAATCATAAGATTCATTTTGATTGATTCTACAAACTTTGGGAGAAAAGTTCATATCTCTTAATCTATTAACTATGCTTTCGAGGTGTTCGTTTCTAACATCTGTGAACGTAACATCAGCACCAAGTTTCAATAGCTCAATACCGATGTCACCGTGTGCTGAACCAAGTTCTAATACTGTCTTGCCTTTGAACCAACTTTTACCAAAAATGTCAATGAGTCTTTTGACTCTCTTGTTAGTCCAATCTTCATAGAACAGATGTTTCATCAACCCATCCCATTTGAGAGAGACCTGTCCATAGGTTATCTAGATTGTAAGTCTGATAACCGTATTTGATATCATTCAGGATCATTAGCATTGTCGTCTCCCATCATGCCACGGAAATCAAAGTTTTCGTTCAACTGTGAGTCTTCCATCTTTTGTGCTAACTTTTGTAATCTTTCACCTAGCTTTTCTAGATTGATAATCATAATAGCATCACGGATCATGCTATTCACATTCTGTCCTGTCTCAAGATCAAGGTCTTTCATAACTTCTTCCGAAACAGCAAGGCGCTCAGGTGTACCTTCAGGACCTGGAGCCCACACCCATGGAATTTCTCCGCTATCCATCATTCGTTCGGCTTTCGCCATGGCACGGAGGATTTCTTTGTCTAACATATCTATTCCTTTCAGCTAGACATACATCATATAACATTATGGTTCTTTTGTCAAGACCGAAAAATTCTTTATCTTTTCAAACCTGATAGTTCTCTGGAATCTATCGGTCATTGTATCCTTATGTGAGATAACAAAGATGTTGGTACCTTTGTCACCCATCTCCCACATGATTTTGATAAACTCGTCAATGCCTGTGGCGTCCATAGCACGATCAAGGATTTCATCAAACACCAGAATGTTCACGTTCACAGAGTTTTTGAGTTTTGCTATTTGACGCCATGTTAGCAGAATAGCAAGATCGATTCTTAGTTTCTCTCCTTCGGAGAAGTTTTGATAGGAGAACTCGTCTCGGTATCTTGACTTGATAGACTCCTCAAAAGATTCGTTGATGTGAAAGTTGACAAAGAAACCCAGTTTTGCCAAGTATTTGTTGATATGCTTATTGATGATTGGTAGATACTGTTTAATGATCTTAGTCTTGATTCCACCATCCTTAAGTAGAGTTGTTGCCAAGTCAATATATTGTCTATCATCTAAAAGGGCCTTCTTTTCTTCTTCGAGGGTGGAAATATCATGTTGGACTGCGGTGAGTTGTCGTTCCGACTCTTGGGTAGTCTTGTCAGATATGGCAAACTCCTCAATCTGTTTAGTGACTTGACTAAGATTATTAGCCATATGGTTATAGGAAGTTTTAGCAGATGAAAGATCCATTTTAATCTGATTGATGTTACGGAGAACTTCATCTATCTTCTCGATTTCTGCCAATACGCCATCGATTTGGTCAGCAATCTTATTTAGTCCTCTTGATAGTTCACTTGCTTTGGAATCCATCTCCTCAAGTCTATTTTCTTTGAATGAAGCATCAATGGATTGATGACAAGTCGGACAAGTATCATTCTCGTTTAGAAACTCTACCTCCTTCGTCAGTCTCTCCATGTTACCTTCCATCTTGGCCTTGA